GCAGCTGAGGCCGCAGCCAAAGAAGCGGCAGAAAATGAAAAGCTGGCTAAGGCTAAAGCCGAGGAAGAGGCCAAGGCAAAAGCGCAGGCAGAAGCGGAAGCAGCCGACAAAGCTAAAGCGGAGGCTGAGGCCGCAGCAGCTGTAAATGCATCTGCTTCAGCTGGAGCAGATGCCGACAAAGCTAAAGGTAAAAAGGCGTAATCAATATGGCACTTACAACATTAGAAAAAGTTAAGGAGTTCTTAGGGCTCAAATCGTCTCAAGCTGAAGCAGATGCCTTACTTTCACGCATGATCGATGCTGCAAGTGCCTTTATTGAAAATTGGCTAGAGCGGGAAGTCCTAAGACATTCAGTAACTGAATATCGAGATGGAAACGGAAAATCTGAACTTGTTCTAAAAGAGCCAGATATACGTCTTATTAACAAAGTTCTTGTTAATGGTAGGGTAATACCAGAATCGTCCAATTTTCACGACTACGGTTATCGCTGGGCTGACTGGTGGTTAATTTTGCAAGGGGATTGCTTTGCTCATGGCCGGCGAAATATTCAGATTGAATATGAAGCCGGTTTTGATGAGGTCCCGAGTGATATTGAACAAGCTGTAATTGACCTTGTAGCACTACGCTTTAAGGAAAAAGACAGAATCGGCATACAGTCTAAAACCTTGGCGAATGAAACTATTTCATTTTTCATAGGTGAATTAACTCCATCGGCAAGAGCAACACTACAGCAATATAAGCGAGTCGTTCCAATATGATGATTAATTATCATGTAGATGGTGACGCCAATTTAAGCGCTACTGTTGATCGAATTGATGCGGAGGTCCGGCAATCAATTGCCAGATCTACATTAAAGTTATTGATCAAGGTAAAGCGGGAAAAGCTGAACGGTCAAGTCCTTAATAAACGTACTGGTCGCTTAGGACGTTCGATAACTCAAAAGCTTATCGAATTAAGTAATGGTGTTGCCGGTATTGTGGGTACCAATGTTGAATATGCTCCTCCGCATGAGTATGGATTCAAAGGTGACGTAACTGTAAAGGCCCATTTAAGAATGATCAAAATGGCTTTTGGTAAATCTATAAACCCTAAGCAGGTCAACATTAAGGCTCACACACGCAAGGTTAATTTGCCCGAGAATTCTTTTTTAAGGTCTGCCTTAGAAGAGATGAGAAAGGAGATTAAACAGGATCTGGAAGTATCAATACGGCGGGGCATAGCATGAGTATTAATCGTGAAGCAATTTTTATAGCTCTTTTTGATCTATTAAAAAATATTGATGGTTTTGTTACTGCAGAACGGCGTTTAAGACACTGGAATGATGTACCCGACATTGAACAGCCATATTTATGTTTAGCTCAAGGGCAGCAAAACGTAGTTCAAGGTAACCCTGCTACCGGTGTAAAGCCTAAATGGACGCTATATGCTGATATTTATTTGTACGCACGTACAACCGGTGAGCAAGTTCCATCTAGTGTGCTTAATCCATTAGTCGATGCTATTGAAGCAGCTTTACAACCGGAATTTCCAGAAATTGAAAAATGCCAGACTTTAAATAGTTTGGTTACTCATTGCTGGATTGATGGAACCATTGAAACAGATGAGGGTACGTTAGGTGATCAAGCCGTCGCCGTCATACCGATCAGCATTTTAGTTAATTAATTAAATTTTCACCAAAGACCTGCTTTTTAGCAGGTTTTTTTTATGGAGTATTACATATGGCTCAGTATTCATTTGGTGTGGGTAATCTATTTGCTACACCATTATCTGATGCATACGGCGCACAGATTGCCAAACCCACATCTTTCGAGCTTGGAATTTTACAAGATAACTCGGTGGATTTTAGCTTTGATGTAAAAGAGCTTTATGGTCAAGGACAGTTTCCTGTAGACATTGCACGAGGCAAAGGCAAGATTACAGGTAAAGCAAAAGTTGCTCGTTTAAACGGTCTTCTGGTTAATAGCATTTTATTTGGTCAAGCCATGTCTACCGGTTCAGCTACAGCAGTGGCACGCTCACTGACTGCTACGCCAGTGCCTGTAGGTGGAACCGTTACACCAACCCCGCCAAATGCTGGGGTTTTTGTGGCGGATCTAGGGGTAACTAATGCAAAGGCCGTTCCTTTGATTCGTGTTGAGTCTACACCAGCAGCAGGGCAATACTCAGTTGATGAGTCTACAGGTGCATATACATTTGCTACAGCTGATGCCAATTTGCCAGTGTTTATTAATTATCGATACTCCACAACAATGGCCGGTGCAAAGTCTTCAACAGTTATGAATTTGCCAATGGGTGAGGCACCGTCATTCTCGTTAGATCTTCATAAGGAATATCACGGGAAAATCTTAACGCTGCACCTCTTCAAATGTGTCAGTACAAAAATGTCTCTTGCTGGTAAGCAAGACGATTACGATACGCCAGAATTTGAGTTTCAGGCGTTTGCTGATGATTTAGGTCGTGTGTTTAATTGGTCAATTTCGGAGTAAAAGTAAATGCAATTTAAGCAAGTTGATAACCCGCGCGGAAACGAAAAAAAGATTGCTGGCCAGAAATGGATTTTTGCACCGGCTCCTTTGGGGGCTATTGAGCGTTTTCAGGATCAATTAAGCTCGGCTTCAGTGCCGGTAGCAGTCATTATTGATATGGCCCACATTTGTTTAAAGCGAAATTATCCTGACATTACCCGTGAATTTATTGCCGATGAATTGATTGATATCGGCAATATGCAAGAAATTTTGGATCTTGTGGTAAATGTTTCTGGTCTTGACCATAAAGGCGACAAAGAGGCAACCGATTCGGGGGAATAGACTGGGAGGAGCTTTACACTCATTTAGTGCTTAAAACTGGTAAGGACTATGATTACGTACGTAATGAAATGGACTTACCACGTTTAAGAGCAATGAATGCTTATAACAAAAAGTTTCCTCCCGAAGAGGTTAATCTTCATCGAATTTACTTGATGCTGGCTTGTTTCTTTGGTGTAGATAAAGATGAGCCAGAGGATGATATACCAGAGGAAGATTTGCCAGATATTTTAGAAACATTAAAAGCTTTCCCACAGGGGTGACTTAGGTCGCCCTTGTATTTTTTCAATGTGACAAAAAGTAATCGGTTTGTTAAATTAAAGCTACTTAATAATAATTGGTGTTTTCATGAAAAATTTAGTAATTGCTGCTTTGTTAGGAATTAGCCTCGTAGGGTGTGCTACTTTGGAGGCACTTAAAGAACCGGTAGATTACGACTCAACATATAAGCGTGTTACTTTTACAACTGATAATTACAAAGGCACTAGAACTTATAAATCCCCAATATTAACTATAAATGAAGGTAAAAATATTGATAATGAGTTAATGATGGGTTATCTAACTTTCACAAAAGCTAATGATGGTAGTGAGCTATATTGTTTAATGACTACCTATGATAGTAAGAATTGGGCTTTCTTTAAAACAGCATATGATATTAACCAAAAAGAATTACCAGTTATCAATGGAAGTCGGAATGTTGGTTCAATGTTTAATGATGTATTAGTTACTGAAAATAATTGCATTCAACTTTCAAAGAAATATTTAGAGGATGCATCAATGGGGAATGGCCTAAATATCAAACTTATAGGTGAAAAAAAGCAAAAGGTTATTAAAATTGGAGCCTATTACGTTAAAGCATTTCTTGATGCAGTGAGTTATTCAGAAACCACAAGGTTTAGTAAAAATCCGTAATTTTAAGTTTATTAAAGACCGCCGAAAGGCGGTTTTTTTATGCCCGCGAGGTCAATATGGCAAGTAATGAAAATCGTGTTGAAGTACAGGTAGGCGCAAACACTGCTGAGCTTCAGCGTGGAATGCATGAAGGTGAAGCAATTGTAGAGCGTTCAGCTAATAATATTGAAAATATTGGTCGCAATATTGATTTTAGTGTTGATTTATCCAGCATGGAAGAAAGCTTTGATCGAGTTTCAACTTCTATCAACAGTAGAATCAAAACTTTAGGTATGAACATTGCCTCAACACTTGCTCAAAGTTTAGCAATCGGTGGCCTCGTAGCTTTTGCTAAACAAACTATTGATACTGGCAATGAAGTAGATAAATTAGCAAAATTGGTCGGCACTTCAGCTGAAAAGTTTCAGTACTATTCTAAAGGCGCTGAAATGGCCGGCCTATCTATGGACCAGTTTGGCTCTATGGGCAAAGATGCTTTAGATAAACTTGGTGAAGCTCGCCGTGGTGAAGGCGAGATGATGGATTTTTTTGAAAAGATTGGTCCAAAAGTTGGCGTCACCATTGATCAATTTAAGGATCTTAGTGGGCCAGATGTTTTACAGGCATATTATAACGGCTTAGAAAAAGCAAACTTATCTCATGCTGAAATTGTCACCTATATGGAGCAGCTTGTAGATGACGGAAGCGCATTAATTCCAATGCTACAAAATGGTGGTGCTGGGTTTAAAAAATGGGGGGATGAAGCTAAGGCAGCTGGTGCAATTATGTCTACAGAGATGATTGCCAACTTAAAAACCGCAAAAGAAAATGTATTTAAGTTGCAATTACAGTTTCAAGGCCTACAGGCAATTTTGGTTAATAATATTACCCCTGTAATCACTTCCATTTCTAAAAATTTCGACACTATTAAAACTGTTTTAGTTGTCTTGGCCGCAGTTATTGCAACACGTTTAGCAGTTCAATTAGCAATTTTAACAAAGGAGTTTTTAATTGGTGTTGCTCAGGGTGTGGCCTATCAGGTACAGCTATCTGCGTTGCAAGGTCAAGCAATACGCACAGCTACTGCAATGGGGGTTTTGCGTAGTGCATCAGCGTTATTAGGTGGTCCAGCTGGTTTAGCTATGCTGGCCGTTCAAGGCGTTGCTGCTGGTGCAGCATTTCTCTATATGAAAAATAGTAGTGATGATTTAGCGCCGTCTTTGGATACTCAGAAAAAGTCTGTAACTGAACTTCGAGACGAATATGAAAAACTTGAAGCTTCACAACAGCGCGTTTTGACACGTAAAGCTACAGATGAGTTGCAAAAAACGAGTATAGCCTATCGTAACCAGCGAAATGAATTGCTTGGCTTAGTTGATGCTATTACTCGAAATTCTGACGTATCTGATGAGGATCGAGCAGCAGCTAGTTATCTTTTTGAGGAATACCGAAAAGGTAGAATTGTTGCTGAGCAATTAGCTGGAGGTATCAATCAGTTAAAAACAGTCAATGCTAATGCTAAGGCAAGTATTGATGATAAGGTCTTTTCGCTTAAGGAAGAAGCAAAGAAAGTTGTTGAGGCTGATCGAGTACTAAAAGTCTATAGCAATACTATTAAACAAGGCTCAACGGATAATAAAGATCATGCGAAATCAGTTGATAAAGTAACCGAAGCGTACGCCAATCTATCTGCTAAGCAAGTGGAATATGTTAAAGGCGTTGAGTTAGCTAAAGAGAAAGAAAAGTATATTCAAGATTTAATGAAACAAGGATATACGCGTGAGAAAGCCGAGTTTTATGCGGATGCAAAGGAGAAATCTGGAACGGCATTTAATGCACAAACTCCGCAGGGATTGGGCGATTCAATAAATCAAGCCTACAAACTCAAACAGCAGGAAGACGCCAGAACTGAAACTGAAAAGAAGGCAGCAGAGGCTCTTAAAGAGCAAACCAAGGAGTTAGAAAAGCAGTCTGCCATAACTGCGAATACAGATCAGACTACCCGAAATATGCTTAAGGTCTATCAAGCATTTATGAATACAGGGGTTTTAACTGATAAACAAGCCAGATATTTAACTGCAGAAGTAGGTCGTGAGAATGATTTCAAAAACAGTGGTTTGTATGGTTCTCACACCGATAAGAATAATGGTCAAAAAAATACGGGTATGATTTCTTGGCAAAAAAGTCGTGCTGTAAATCTAGAGAAGTATTTGAGCTCTCAAGGCTTGATGGATTCCAGTGGGAATATTAAGCAAACACAGGACGCTTTAGATGCTCAGGCAAGATTTCTAGTTAACGAAATATTTAACGATAAGTCTTATACAAAGTCTAAAAATGCCCTTTCTAAGAATGTTGGTTACAGTGAACTTAGTAAGATTGTTGGAAAAAATACGATTGGTTGGGATTATGATGGTAATAAAATCAATGCTCAACCACATCACCAAAAGAGAGATAGTTATTATAATAAGCTTAACTCTGTTTTGGGCGATGATCCAAGTAAAGTCATTTCTGTAACATCCTCCTTTACCAAACTTGAGTCGATTCAAACTCAAAAAGTTGAGGAAGCTGAAAAACAAAGGCTAGCACTGAAATATAAGTATGCCAGTGAGCAAGAGAAAGTTGCAATTGATCTGAAAAATGCAATTGCTGAGATTGAAAAATCAACACTTACAGGTGATGAACAAATCAATGCAATTGTTCAAGCTGAGAAAGAAGCCAGCGATAAAATACTTGCTCTTAAAATGGAATTATTTGAAAAAACCAAAGCAATTAGAGAAGCTGAAATTGATCATTTTCAGCGTGTTGCTGAGCGTACATATCAAATTGAAATGGCACAAGTTCAAGCAGATTTTGATGCAAACAAAATTTCCCATGTTCAAAAAGTTCAGAGAGAAAAGTTTTTAGAAGACACGCTTACGGCGATAAAACGCCAAGGACTTCTAGACCGTCTAGATCTTGAAAATGAACTTTCAGGAATTTCTGGTAAGCAAGGAAATCAAGGGCAAATACTTGAGAATATTTCAGGTCTAGATACCGGCAAGCAAGTATCTGATACAAAGCTAAACGGGATGATTAGCGAAGCTGAAATGGCCGATTATGAAGCCAAGTTCGGTGGGTTTACTTCTCGTTTAGCCAGTCTATGGGATCAGGGTATTCAATCCCTAATGAATGGTACTTTGACTTGGAATAATGCGACTAGGGCGGTTTTAACTGACTTGGGTGCATTTGTTCTGCAATCTGCTACCAAAGAGCTGCAAGGCTGGTTACGTATTCAGACAATGAAGCTTGCAAAAAAATACGGGTTCATTACTGCTGAAACGGCTGCGGAAGCGTCTGGCCAAGCGGCACAAACTGGAGCAACTATTGCAGGTGAAGCGACTCGTACCGGTGTAACAGCTTCTGGAGGTTTGGCTCGACTAGGTTTAAAAGCAACCGAGGCGATTAAGGGCATCATGATGAGCGCATGGGAGGCAATGGCGGGCGCATTCAAAGCAATGGTTTCCATTCCATATATTGGCCCTGTTCTGGCTGTTGGTGCTGGAGCTGCTGCGTTCGGTTTAGTTGCGGGTTTAGCCGGCAAGATTAAATCTGCTCGGGGCGGTTACGATATTCCATCCGGTGTTAATCCTATAACCCAACTTCATGAAGATGAAATGGTATTACCCGCACAACATGCGAACACTATCCGTGAGCTAGGGAAATCTACATTCAACCCAGGTATGTCAGATAATTCTGATCTTACTGGCCAAGGTGGTGAAAATGCTGTGTTTAATATTCAGGCTTGGGATTCAAGAGATATTAAACGCTTCATGAAAAAGCACGGACGTGAAGTAGCAGGTGGTTTAAAGGGCTATCGCCGTGGATTTGGTAAATAAGGGGATATAAGTGTCTAACGTTTTATTTCCAGAGTTAGCAGGTCTTGAATGGGATACCTCAATTACCCCGATGTTTAATACCAAGATCATGACTTCTATCAATGGTCGAGAGCTCCGTGCGAGCTTTCAGGCCGCACCAAAATATGAAATCTCGTTGTCTTACGCATTCCTTAGAGAAAATAAGGGAAGAACTGAATTTCAGCAACTTCAAGGATTCTATCTAGAACGCCGTGGAGCTTTTGATTCATTTCTTTACAAGATGCCGGATGATAATCAGTTTAATTGCACATTTGTTGGTGATGGCTCGGCTACAACATTCCAGCTATATAAGCATATGTTTACCAGTCAATTGCCCTTAGGAAATACCGAAGAGCAGATCATTGGTGAAGGTGAAGTTGATCCCAACATGTGGAATCAAACACCAGCCAAAACAATGTGGAACACAGACCAAGAAAAGCTTATGTGGAATAACGCAACTGCTCAGATAACGAGTGACGGTAAATATGTACTTTCACAGCCGATCGAGGAAGGTGTAGAGGTAAATGTTACAGGTACTTTTTACTACCGTTGCCGCTTTAAAGATGACACACAGCAGTATGTCAACTTCATGCATAAACTTTGGAAAGCTGGAAAGGTCGAGCTAATCGGATCATTGGGAACTAAGATATGAGACAAGCTTCACCTCAATTAATAGCGTTGCTTGATGCTGATCAGTTCATCATGGCCGATTTGTATACCATTACGACAATCCAAGGTATTGAGTATCTTTATACAAGTTATGACGTCAATTTGATGGTTCAGGGGAAAGAGTTTCGAGCCGATGGTCCTATCATTAGTCGAGAAGGAACTAGCCTTTCTTTAGGTATTGAAGTAGATAACTTATCTATCACTATTGAGGCAACTGAAAATACAAAATTCGGTGATGTACCCATAGCTCAAGCTTTCCATAACGGAATTTTAGACGGCGCTCGGTTTAAGCTAGAACGAATTTTCATGGATATGAATACTCCTACCGATACCAGTGCCGGCACTTTGGTTTTATTTGAAGGGCGTATTGTTGAGCCTGAGCTTAATCGATATGAAATTAACGCAAGCGTGGTTTCTGATGTTGATAATTTAAAACTTCAAATGCCACGGAATCTATATACACCAGGTTGTTTAAACACTCTGTTTGATAGTGCATGTGGACTATTAAGCGCGGATTTTGCGGTGAATACAACAATCGGTACCAATAGCACGCCTAACCGTATTCTTTGCGATTTAAGCCAGCCACAAGGTTGGTTTACTCAAGGTGTTGTGGAGTTTTTAGAAGGTGCAAATATTGGAATTAAACGAACCGTACGCTTGCATGAAGCTGGTTCGCTAATCCTAACTTTGCCGCTTTTAAAAATGCCAGAGATAGGCGAGGCGATTCGTGTTTATCCGGGTTGTGATAAACGACTTGAAACATGTACTAATCGTTTTAATAACCGTTCTCGTTTTCGTGGTGCGCCGTTCGTTCCAGTTCCAGAAACCTCAATTTAACAATTTTATATTCAATCAAAGCCCTGCGATTTGCAGGGCTTTTTATTTGGGAAAAATATTATGACAGTTCCTGATAAAAATGCCTTAATCGGGCCTACGGTAACAGAGGCGCAATTTAAAACAAATTTAGGTGCGATTGTAGATTTCATTAAACCTATTGAATCTCAAATCCCCACCTATGCATCCACTAATTTATTGACAGTAACAAGACCTACAGTAAATCAAACATATGCTAAGGCCTTAGATACAGGCAAAGTCTGGTACTGGAATAAACCCGTAGGCTCGCCAGATGGAAATTATTGGGTAGTTACTGAACTTAGTGATTTTGATCAGGCGAAAACTTTTTTTCTTGGAAATAAAGCTGACGCCGTCAATAGTTATGAGCGTTTAGATGGGTTTGCTTTATTTAGTGATGGTCATCTCGTAGCTTCCACCCCTAATTCAACATTTTTTATAGAAGTTAATAAAGGTGAACAGCTAACTGTAAAATCTGCTCTTGGTACCACAACTAGCGGCGATATTATTGATTACGCATTCCAGCTTGATACTAATCGAAATATTAAGAATGTTTTATTCTCTCAAATGTCAACTGGTTCATACGTAATGCAAAGTTATACAGTAACTGCATTAGAAAAAGGATTTATTGCATTACGAATAAGAGCAAATGACCCTCAACTTACGTTTGAAATCTCTAAGCGTGAAAATATTTATGTCACCCCAGCATTTTTTAAATCTGAAAAAAATGTCAATTCAGGGGTAGTTGAATACAATTCATCATTGCCAATTTATGAAAAGCAAGATTTTAGCAATATCGGGTTCGAAATCGGCTATGTTATAAACTCTGATGGAACTAGGTCAAACACTTCAGATTCAACTTGGCATAACTATTATGTTGATGTGAAAAAAGGCGATGTTATAAATTTGTTTTGTACAACAGGTGACAGTACTACTAATTTAACAATGTCCTTTATAGCTCAGCTTGATGAAGATAAAGCTTTTATAAAGAACCTTAAAACCTTTAAGACTACAGGTTTCCCTTATAATATTGCTAGTGGCACTGTAGTTGCTGAACAAGACGGACACATTTACATCAGAGCTAGAGTTGGAATAGCGCCTAAGATCACCAGAACAAGAGCTAATTTTTTACAACATTCAGATTTCGACATGTTGTATGACAGTAAAGCATCAACGACTGAAAACTTAACCAATTATCCGTACTTTGATACTGATTATATTTACGATATTGGTGGTGAAAAAATCTTAGTTAATGAGGCTTCAGGCTGGAGAAGTTACTTTTTTGACTGTAACAAAGGAGATATTTTTACTTACAACGGTAGAGTTGGTTCTGGTACTGCTGGGCAGCAGATGCTCTATATTGCGCAGTTTGATATAGACAAAAATTATATTTCGCCTTTAGCCATATACACATCAACCGGTAATAATGCTGCAAAAGCTGAGTTGACAGGTATAGCAACACAAAGTGGTTTGGTATATATCCGTGCACGGATTATGACTACCGACAACCCGTCTTATTCAATTATTAAAAAATCTGAAAACTATGCTTCAAACGAGGCTGTTTCTCAGGCACAAACTGATGTTCTTGCCATAGAGTTAAAGGTTGAGCAGACGTTAGGAATTATCAATGATACTGTTCAGCAAAAAGTTAATGAGGCATTAGATAGCAATATTGATCAAAAGATCACCGATATTGCTACAGAGAAAGTTACAGAAATTGCAGCAAGTACAATTGAGTCTAATGTTGCTGAAGCAATTGCAAACAGTGAAGTATCAAGTATTACCTTCATTGATTCTGAAATTGAGAAGTTGCCGATTAAATCATCATCAGACCATGGTTACAACTTTGCACCATTTACGCAAAACAATGTTGTAAGTTTTGGTGACTATCAATATGTAATATTAGTTGATGAAAATCGAAATCCGATTGTTTTGCAACGATATAAACTTGGTAGTTGGTCATCGTATAATCTGGCAAATGTTGCTAATAATCCATTAGCAGCCCCTAACGTGGAGGATGGCCACAACAACTTCTCAATAGGTATAACCAAAAATGGTTATATTTTGATTGCAGGAAATCACCACAACAACACTTGTCGTTGTGTAATCAGCCAGAATCCGAATGATATTCAAAGTTGGTCGAAAATCTCTTTTTCCTCATATACAGCAATTACTTATCCAAGATTCTTAAGATACCCGGACGGGACAACTCAAGCATTTTGGCGCGAGGGAAGCTCGGGAGATGGATCGTACTTTACAGCAATTTTTGATGATACAAATAAGGTCTTTAATGCAAAGGTAAAACTCATAGATCAGGCGAGTACAGTTGTATCAAGCCCGTATGAGCAATCAATTGGGATTGGCGATGACGGATCTTTGCATTTATGCTGGGGATACCGAGCACAATCATCTTCAGCAAATACGAACTTTGGGATGTTCTATGCAAAGTCTTTAGATAAGGGGGCAACTTGGACGAGTGCGAGTGGTGCCAATTCTTATGCATTGCCGTTGAATGATGTGAACTCAGAGAGAATTTATACTGCAAACCAAGGCTCTGGCTATGTGAACCAAAACGGGGGATGTTGTGATTTAAACTCTCGATATCACACTGTTATCACTCAGTATGATGTAAATGACAAAACTCAACTCTGCCACATTTGGTTCGATGGTTCGATCTGGCGAAATGAGTTAGTCAGTGACTTTACATTTAAGTATGACTTATCTGGTCCTGTAACCACTAATGAGCTTTCACGTCCTCTGATTTGTGTGTCTCAAACTGGCAAGATATTTATTGTGTATAGAACTTCAAATATGGGGCGCGCCAACCATATCCGCTGTATAGATGTGACTATGCCAAATTCTCCGAGGGATTTTTGTTTGGCAAAATTCAATATGAAAAAGTTAGAGATAGCTTTAAATACTGAATATGCAATCAAAAATAATGAAGTTGTCATGTTGTTATCAAGAGGCGGTGACGGTGTAACAAATGAACTTTGGAAAAATCAAAGTACATATTTACTTACAGCACCATTGCCGATCTAAATTATGAAGAATATTGAAGCAGTTGAAGAGGCACTTACGTGGCTCGGTACACCTTACCATCACCAAGGCCGCGTAAAAGGTGTAGGTGTGGACTGCGGTACTTTGATTTGTGAGGTCTACGAAAAAGTAGGTCTCATGGATCATCTTGACCCACGGCCATATCCACCAGATTGGCACATGCACCAGATGGGACAGCGTTACTTAGAGCTTATTTTGGGTGTATGTGATCCAGTGGAAGGACCACCGCAAGCAGGTGACATCGTTTTATATCATTTCGGCAAATGCATCAGTCATGGTGCCATTGTCATTGAATGGCCGCAGGTCATTCACAGTTATATCCATCAGGGAGTTATTATCCAAGATGGAACAAAAGGAAGTTTAGCCCGGCGAATTGCCGGGTTTTTTCGTATGAAGAGGCTTAAATAAATGGGTGGATTATTTGGTAGTACTACGATTAGTACAACGGATACCCGTATTAACTCTATGCGGATCCAGCAGTCAGCTTATGGGCTTTGCCAGCCATTGGTTTATGGCAAAACCCGTGTTGCGGCTAATATGTTTTGGTATGGAGATTTTACAGCTACACCTCATACAACAGTTCAAAAGTCTGGTGGTAAGGGTGGGGGCACTAAAACCAGTAATACCACCTTTAGTTATAGCGCCTCTCTCATGCTCGGTTTATGTGAAAACCAGATTAAAAAGATTGGCCTGATTTGGGTAGACAAAGAGCAATATGTACCTAAACAAGAAGGATCTATTATTTTAGATCCCATCGACCAGTTAAAATTTGAATTATTCGATGGAAATAATAATCCGCCGTGGGGATGGTTAGTATCAAAGCATCCAGAACAGGCAATTAATTATCCGTATTTGGGGTATGTAGCTGTAGCTAATTATGAGATGGGTAATAGCGCCAGCCTTTCAAATCATAATTTTGAAGTGATCAGTACTATCACGCTATCTGACACAATTGATGATGCTAACCCGGCAGATGTTATTGAAGATTTTATTACTCATCCACGACATGGTGCGGCCCCAAATCTTAACATTGCAGATCTGGAAGAGTTTAGAACCTATTGCCGGGCAGCTAATCTCTTGATTAGCCCTGCATTCACAGAACAACGCCCAGCTTATGAAACTATCAATGAGATTGTCGAGGCGGTTAATTGTGCTGTGGTACCAAGCCCAGATGGCTTAAAGATCCGTTCTTTTGGGGACTCTGCAATAACGGGTAACGGCGTTACCTTTACACCTGATCTCACACCGGTTTACCACTTAACTGATGATGACTTTATTGGCGATGATGAGCCAGTACGTGTGCGCCGTAGTCGTGACACAGATGCCTATAATCATGTGCAGATTGAATACATTAATCGCTATAACCAGTACAACACCGAAACAACAGAAGCCAAGGACCAAGCAAATATTGAAATGTTTGGCTTGCGTACCGAGGACCCTGTGGAATGCCATTATTTTTGTGAGCCCAAAATAGCCCGTCATGCTGCACAACTTCGCTTACAACGACTGCTTTATGTTCGCAATGAGTATGAATTTGATTTGGGTTGGAAGTATTGCCGGTTAGAGCCAATGGATATTGTCACCATTACTGATGAAGCATTGGGCTTAATTCAATTTCCTGTACGTATTACACGTATTGAGGAAGATGAGTTCGGTGAATTAACTATCACGGCTGAAGAACTGGCCGTAGGTTCAAGATCTGCCATTGAATACGATTCACAAGCATCTAATGGTTATCAAGGCGGTAATGAAGAGCCGGGTAATGTGAATGCTCCAGCTATCTTTGAACCACCTTTAGAACTTACAGATGGTAAGAGTCAAGTTTGGGTGGCAGTTTCAGGTGGCGTTAATTGGGGCGGCTGTAATGTTTGGGCAAGCCTTGATAATACGACATATGAAATGATTGGCACAATTTACGGATCTGCACGTTATGGGCAGCTTGTCACCGCCATTGATGCAGATGACGCGACATTACAGGTTGAGCTAAATACAGCAAGCCAGATCTTCAGTGGAACATTAGAAGATGCTCAAGCTGACCAAACACTTTGTAAAGTGGGGGATGAGTACTTTAATTTTCAAGTGGCCACTTTAAACGGATCTGGTCTTTATACCTTAAGTGATGTTTTACGTGGACGTTTTGATGATGCACAAAGCCACAACGCTGGTGAGCCATTTGTTCGTTTGGATAAAGCTATATTCAAATATCCGTACAATGAGAGTCTAGTAGAAAAACAAATCTTTTTAAAGTTCACAAGCTTTAATGGTTTGGAGCGTAAAGAGCAGACCTTAGATGAGGTTACGGCGTATAGCTATACTTTAAGTGGTGGACGTCCTGCAGGCGTTAAAGGCTTATCGCTTCAATCTCCGTTTGTTGGTACCACTTTCAAAGTTCAATGGCAGAGTTCAACCGGTGCAGATGGTTATCGTGTTCAGGTTTGGTCTAATGGGGCAATGATTCGTCAAGTTGATACAACCAATACGGATTATAGTTATTCGATCGAAGAGGCTAAGCAAGATGGTTTAGGCCGAGCTTACACAATTCGAGTGGCCAGCAAGAACGGCGACCAAGTTAGTACCTATGCTGAATTAAGTATAAGTAATCCGGTACCGCCAGTACTTCTCAATGTGTACACAGCAGCAACCGTAGATTCTATTACGGTGAATTGGGTGCCTAGTGAAGTACCTGATCTGAAAGACTATGCAGTATGGCTAAGCGCTACACCTAACTTTGATCCTACACAAATGCCGCCTACGTGGACCGGCACAGATTTAACAACTACTTTTGGAGGACTACAACCAACTACTCCATATTACATTCGTGTTGCTGCACGTGATGTATGGGAAAATACGGTTTGGAACTATACAAATCAGATTACTCAGAGTACTTCTGAAGCTTAAATTTATTTAATTCATAGCACCCAAAAGGGTGCTTTTTTATTGCCTAATTCTGGAGTAAAAGGCATGGAACCAGTTTCAACTAGCGGTTTAACAGCATTATTAAAATTTTATGGGGCAGCAATTATGGTGACTTTAGCAGTCGCATTAGTTGCTGCAGTTGTATTGATGACACGTATGCCTCGCTCACCACAAGAATGGGCAGTTGGTCTGATTTGTACGGTAGTATCAAGTTTGGCAGGCGGCTCTTTCATTATTGTGAAGTGGGGGCTACATGAGTGGATTACTGATATATGGGGGATGATTGCACTTGGTGGATTCTTCTTTGTTTGTGGTTTACCCGGTTGGGCTTTAGTCCGCTGGATCTTTAACTTCATTAACAAACAGGAAGGTAAGACCATTATTGAGGTACTTAAAGAAGTTAAGAAAGCCAAAAACGATATTTCAAACAGTTAATGCCGCCTTCGGGCGGTTTTTTTGCATCTGAAGGAAACCGAAATGAACATTGAACAATATCTTGAAGAATTAATTAAGCGCGAAGGTGGTTACGTAAATAATCCTGCAGATCGGGGCGGTGCAACCAAATACGGTATTACTGAAGCAGTAGCACGTACTAACGGCTTTAAGGGCAACATGAAAGATTTACCGCTTGATGTAGCCAAAGCCATTTATAAGAAACAGTACTGGACAGATCCACGATTTGATCAGGTGAATATAATTAGCTCATTAGTTGCTGAAGAGCTTTTAGATACTGGTGTGAATTGTGGTACAGGATTTACAAAGCCACTTTTACAACGTGCATTGAACTTGCTGAATAACCAAGGTAAAGCTGGTTTTCCTGATCTTGTGATTGATGGTGTCTATGGATCAACAACTTTGGGAGCTTTAAAAACCTATTTGGCCAAGCGTGGGAAAGAAGGCGAAAAAGTGCTTGTGCGAGTACTTAATATTATGCAAGGCCAGCGTTATATCGAAATCTGTGAACGTAATCCAAGTCAAGAGCAGTTTTTTTATGGTTGGATTGCTAACCGGATCGGCTAACATGAAAGTCTACCATTGCAAGCGAACTAGATTTGCTTTGCTTATTACTGTGCTGTGTATTCTGTTATCTGGCTGCACAGCCCATACGATCAAAAATAATATTAGAGTCAGCATTTGCGTACAGTGTGTTGTTAATTGACATTTTGTACCAACCGGCAGAAGTTGGCCAATCATTCTGCAGTATTTGGCCAACTCATCAATTTTAATACAAGTTATTGAAAAATATTAATCATGATAAAACCAACAAGATTTTTTGATTGGCAATTTATTACAAAAAAACCTATTCAGTTCTAGTCTCTTTAAAGATCTTTTCTAGCAACTCAAGCATTTCATCTGAAAGATCTTTTCTTATAATCCACTCAGTTTCAGTAATTTGCCAAGCTACCCCATGAGTTGTATTAAAACTTGGCGTGGGTACATGTGCATCTCCCTTATGTTTATCTGCTGGTGCAAACTTTGCTAAAGGCATTCTTATTCGTGCAAGCTTTAATTTTAAAGAATTAATTTCAGGCTGATATTGCTCATAAATAGCCATTTCTGGCTTTTTTTTAAAATCTCTATCATTTAGAACCCTAACTATTTCATAGGCTCCAAATAACCAAAGAGTTGCTTGCGACAAATGTTCAATAGTATATGCATTAAAATCTAAATCACCCTTATCACCTTTCATAAGGTTTTTTATAATAATTTTATCTAAAAACACTAAGCGTGAGTCCAACCTCCCTAAGCTTTGGAATGTGGAGATAAAAAAAGGCTCTACTTTTCCTAGTGCAAAAGAAGCCTTGACCCATCTATTTAATCTGTCTTCATCAATAAGACTCATATATGCTAAGGCAAATAAAGGCGCCATTTCTTCTTTTTGATCTATCATGCTATGCCCACTTAAAAATAATATTAGAATATAGGATAACTTGTATTTTTTGAGACAGTGATGTGACTAGCGAATTAATTAAGATTTACAACCATGCGGATTCTCGTGTTGCAGATCTATTAGCAGATCTAGATAAAAACGGAGAGGTCACAAAAATTTATGACCTTAACGGCAATGAATTGAAAATTAACTTCTTGCGTGACGAAGTTTATTATAAAAAAGTCTGGTGGAAGTTCCAGAAGAAACAAGGCAGTTAA